CGATAGTGAGAAGGGAAAGAGTGATTATATACCAACTGATGTGCATTGGAGTGAAGTTCCAGGTAGAGATGATGCATGGAAAGAACAGACGATTGCTAATACCTCAGAAGCACAATTTAAGATTGAGTTTGAATGTGAGTTCTTAGGATCTGTTAATACCTTAATCAGTCCAGTAAAACTTAGAAATCTTGTATATGAAGAACCTATAACAAGAAATGCGGGTCTTGATATTTACGAAGAACCAGTAAAAGATCATAATTATATGATGACAGTTGATGTTGCCCGTGGATTGGGTAATGATTATTCTGCTTTCATAGTTTTTGATATTACAGAGTTTCCATATAAAGCAGTAGCAAAGTATAGGAATAATGAAATTAAACCTATGCTATTTCCTAATATCATACATGATGTTGCTAAGGGATATAATGAATCATTTGTATTGGTAGAAGTAAATGATATTGGAGATCAGGTTGCAAGTATTCTTCAATATGATTTAGAGTATGATAATCTTCTTATGGCATCTATGAGAGGAAGAAATGGTCAGATTGTAGGACAAGGATTCTCTGGTAAGAAATGTCAGTTGGGTGTAAGAACAACAGCAGCAGTTAAAAAATTAGGTTGTTCTAATTTAAAAACTCTTTTAGAAGATGATAAGATATTAGTTAATGATTATGATATGATTTCAGAATTAACAACATTTGCACAAAAAGCAAATTCATTTGAAGCAGAAGAAGGATGTAATGATGACTTAGCAATGTGTCTTGTTATATTTGCTTGGGTAGTTGCACAAGATTATTTCAAAGAAATGACGGACAATGATGTTCGTAAAAGAATTTATGAAGAACAAAAAAATCAAATAGAACAAGATATGGCACCATTTGGATTTATTGCAGATGGATTTGAAGATATGGATAGTTTTGTTGACAATGAAGGTGATAGATGGCATACTGATGAGTATGGTGATCGTTCATATATGTGGGATTATAGATGATTGACACATCACCCAGTTCAATTAGAGTATTTTTTATAATTACTTTATCAATTGCCTGGTTAATTATTTTTAACGCTTCAACAGAGGACTAATGGAATTAACAGAAGAAAATGTACTCAAAGTGTTAGAGGAACTTATTCCCTATATTGAAGCTGATGGTGGATACCTTCAACTTTATGAAATCGAACATGAAACAGGATATGTTAAAGTAAAATTAGGTGGTGCATGTGAGACATGTGCTATGAGTACCATGACTTTGAAGCAGGGTATAGAAAAGAAACTAATGATGGAGATACCTGATGTAGTAGGAGTTGTTCAAGTATTGTAATGGAATTCGACGATCAATTGAAACTTGGGCATTTATTGCTCAACGATAGAAAGTGTCGAGTATGTGGAGAAGAGAAAAATTTAATTGATGGGTTTTATAGAACTCGTAAAAATAGTGCTACAGCATCATCATATTCATATGAATGTAAAGTATGTACGATTAGAAGAATAGTAGAAAATAGAAAGAAGAGAGCACCATTTGTAGATTGGCAATATCCTGATTGGTAATGTTCATGCATTGTTTCCCCATTGAAAAAGAGCATTTTAATAAATAATTTCAGAATAATCTGAGACTCGGAGAGTAATAAGATGCCTATCAATTTAGCATCTCCTGGAATTTTAGTTAAGGAAGTAGATTTAACAATCGGTAGAGTAGACTCTGCGACAGATAAGAATGCTGCTATCGTATTAACTGCTGAGAAAGGACCCGTTAATATACCCGTAATTTGCGAAAGCGAACAGGATTTAATAGACAATTTTGGAAAACCAAAATCAACAGATGATAGTTATGAAAATTGGATGGTTGCTGCATCATATCTAGCATATGGTGGTATACTTAGTGTTGTAAGAGCATCTGATACTCAACTTCAAAATGCTACTAATGCTGGTACTGCCACTATTATTAATAGTTTAGATGATTATATTAATAAAGGATTTGATGAGAATCAAATTTCTAATGTAGTTGTAGCAGCAAGAAATCCAGGTTCTTGGGCAAACAACATTAAAGTTGGAATAATTGATGGTAAAGCAGATCAAATACTGACTCATGGAGGTAATATTTCTCCTGTGATTGGAATGGGAATAACCCAACCAATTTCTAGTACTCTTGCAGGTGCAGGTACAACATCAGTTCTTGATGGATATCTAAAAGGTATTGTTACTGAAGTGGATAATACTGCTAATACTCTTGGTGTTAAAGTTCTTTCCCACGTAACAGAAGCTGGTGTTGAATCTTTACAAGACTATCAGGCAAATGGAGTCTATAAATTCAGTAATGCAGTAAATACTAGATTCTTTAATTCAGGAAGTGCTGTTGGTGTAGGAACTACTACAATTACAACAAATACTGATTGGTTTGATTCACAAGAGATTGTGATAACCAATGGTGATAATGTTAAGTGGAACACTATTGCCGAACGTCCAGGTACTTCTGCATATGCAGCAGCAAGAAATTCTCGATTTGATGAACTTCATGTTGTTGTAGTTGATGATAGTGGAGTAATTACAGGTAATGCAGGAACAGTTCTTGAAAAAGACCTAAGTGTTTCAAAGGCAAAAGATGCTGAATATTCTGCTGGTTCTGCATCTTATTGGAGAAAATTTGTAGAAAATAATTCAAGTTATATTTTCTGTGGTGGTCAAACAGATACTTTTGATGCTAGTAACCTTTCCGTTAGTGCATTTTTAAATAATAAGAATGGAACTATAAGTGGTTCAGGTTTTGATCTTGTAACTTCTAGTACTTGGGATAGAGATGCCCAAGATACTAAATTTGCTGTTCGTGGTAATGCAGTTTATACTTTAAGTGGGGGTAAAAACTATGATGGTCAAACTGATATTGGTAATGACACTGCTTTAAGTGTAGATTTATCTGGTCTTGTTGCTGGATATGAAATATTTGAAAATACCGAAGAGTATGATATTGATTTCCTACTCATGGGATGTGCATCTTATGCTAAAGAAACAGCACAGGCACTTGCTAATAAGATAATTGCGGTTGCTGAATTGAGAAAAGATGCAGTTGCATTTATTTCACCTTATAAGCAATCATTTATTGATAATGCAGGACAACCAACAGCAGAAGTAAAATCATCTGCTGATATTACAAATAATGTAATCAGTTTCTACGCACCAATTACATCATCAACATATGCAGTATTCGATAGTGGATATAAGTATATGTTTGATAGATTTTCAAATACATTCAGATATGTTCCATTAAATGGTGACATTGCTGGAATGTGTGCTAGAAATGATATTAATAATTTCCCTTGGTTCTCACCAGCAGGTACTGCAAGAGGTACAGTACTAAATGCAGTAAAACTTGGATATACTCCATCTCAAATACAAAGAGATAAGTTATATACCAATAGAATCAATCCAGTTATCTTCTCACCAGGAGCAGGAATTATTCTATTCGGTGATAAGACTGGATTTGGTAAATCATCTGCATTTGATCGTATCAATGTTCGTAGATTGTTTATCTACCTTGAAAATGCAATCTCTGCTGCTGCCAAGGATCAACTCTTTGAATTCAACGATGAAATTACAAGGACTAACTTTGTAAATATTGTTGAACCATTCCTAAGAGATGTTCAAGCAAAGAGAGGTATCTTTGATTTCAGAGTTATTTGCGATGAAACAAATAACACTGGTGCTGTTATAGATAATAACGAATTTGTAGCAGACATCTTTATTAAACCTGCAAGGTCAATTAACTTCATTGGTCTTACATTTGTTGCCACCAGAACTGGCATTTCATTTGAAGAAGTAATCGGTACAGTTTAACTAAAGGTATAAAGTAAAATGGCAACCCAATTTAATAGGCCACCATTAAGAACAATTAGTGGATTCAAAAGTAAACTGGCAGGTGGTGGTGCTAGACCGAATCTATTTGAAGTGGAAATGGCATTTCCAGAATCAATTGCTATTGACAATGATGTCAAAGATAAGTCAAGATTCTTAGTAAAAGCAGCTGCTCTTCCTGCATCAAACATCACACCAATTGATGTTAATTTTAGAGGTAGGATTCTTAAGATAGCAGGTGATAGAACATTCGATACATGGACTATTACTATACTTCAAGATGTAGATTTCTCAATTCGTTCAGCGTTTGAGAAGTGGATGAATCTTATTAACAAAATGTCTGATGCTACTGGTGCTCAAGATCCAGCAATTTATCAACCAGATGCATATGTCCACCAGTTAGATCGTGATGGATCTACACTTAGAACTTATAAGTTCCATGATGTATTCCCAACCAATATCAGTCAAGTAGATCTCTCATATGAGACTGTTGATGCTATTGAAGAATTTACTGTAGAAATGCAAGTTCAGTGGTGGGAAGCACTTAGAGGTGTTGGTGCCAATGCAGGTGGTGAAAATATTAGCTAAATAGTGCTATAATAGAAAAGTAGGCAAAAATTATACAATGGCAAAACTTTTTGGATTCTCTATTGACGACAGCCAAAATAAGGCTCCCTCTGTGGTATCCCCCGTTCCCAAATCTAATGAGGACGGGGTTGATCATTTTGTTCAATCAGGATTTTATGGACAGTTTGTAGATATTGAAGGTGTTTATAAAAATGAATATGATTTAATTCGTAGATATAGAGAAATGGCACTTCATCCAGAGTGTGATGGTGCTATTGAAGATGTTGTTAATGAAGCAATTGTAAGTGATTTATATGATTCTCCTGTAGAAATAGAATTATCTAATGTAAATGCAAGTGATAAAGTAAAAGACTCTATTAGAAGAGAGTTTAAAGGTATTAAAGAAATGATGGACTTTGATAAAAAGTCCCATGAAATTTTTAGAAATTGGTATGTTGACGGAAGATTATATTATATGAAAGTCATTGATACGAAAGCACCACAGGATGGTATTCAAGAGATCAGATATATTGATCCAATGAAGATGAAGTTTGTTCGTCAAGAGAAAAAAAGTAATAAAAATATAGGTGGAATAGATTTACAAAATACCTTTAAGGGTAATGAAAAAGATCTATATCCAGAGATTGAAGAGTTTTATATTTACACACCAAAACCAGTTTATCCAACAGGACCTGCCGTAGGTGGTTCAGCTGGAAATTCTAAGTCCTCAATTAAAATTGCAAAGGATTCAATTACTTATGTAACCTCTGGTTTATTTGATAGAAATAAAGGATCTGGATTATCATATCTCCATAAAGCAATCAAGGCACTTAATCAGTTAAGAATGATTGAGGATAGTCTTGTAATTTATAGATTATCAAGAGCACCAGAAAGAAGAATATTCTACATTGATGTTGGTAATCTTCCAAAGGTAAAAGCAGAACAATATCTTCGTGATGTTATGATGCGTTATCGTAACAAGTTAGTATATGATGCTAACACTGGTGAAGTTAGAGATGACAGAAAGTTCATGTCTATGATGGAAGATTTCTGGTTACCTAGAAGAGAAGGTGGTAGAGGAACTGAAATCACAACACTTCCAGGTGGACAAAATCTTGGAGAACTTGCTGATATTGAGTATTTCCAGAAGAAACTTTATCTTTTTCTCTCCT